AATCTTTAATGAGATTGATCAGGTTATTGATTCTTTCCATATGGGTTTACCATATGAAAAATTAACTATCTTAATGGATTTAATGGATTCAGAAAAATATGGTGTTAATTCAGAGTTATTTAGTGAAGAGGAAAAAAGTAAGTATGGGTTAAGAGTGAATAAATATTCGGTAGATGAGGTGATGGATATGCCAACTGAAGAAATGCCAGTGAATGAAGAATTACCAAGATTGATGCCAAGATTGAACAGACGAATCCCAATTACGGATCAAGAAATGAGAATAATGGAAGACCCAATGGTAGAAGAGCAAGGACCGATAGAAATTGAATACAATATGGCTGTACCTGATAGAATGTTAATGAGAGAGATTCAAAAAGAAATTGATTCCATTATGGTTCTTGATCGTGCGGGAGCTTTCGCTCATCTTGAAAATGAAGAGGGTGACACATTACCATGATTAGATTACGAAGATAAACAAGGATAAAAATAAATAAAATAATATGCAAACACTAACATTTAACACAACAAAAAGAGAAGTTAAAGTAGTTAACTCTCAAGGGGATACGATTTATAGTCAAGATAACGTCCCAACGGTAAAAGTAATGGAACAACACTATGAAGTTTATGTTGAGGATTTTGAAGGAAAAAAAATCCCAACATTTAGAGCCCCAATTGCTAACACAAATATGTTTATTCAAAAATAGTAAGTCATGGATGAACCTCAAGAACGTATTAACAAAATGTATTTGAGAATAAATGGTGAAATAACAGATCGTGAAATGCCACCACCTCCACCTAAAAAAGGTAAAACTAAAACTTTTACTCTTGATGAAAATCAAGTTAAAAAGTTGGAGGAGTGGCAGAGCCACATAAAGGCAATCTATGGGAGTTATGGAAACTACGAATATACATTCTCAAGTAGTGGTATAGGACAAAATGTCGTAGTATACAGCGAATTAGCTGACACAGAATTAGATTTGACAGACGTTGATAGTTGGTAAACTGACAAAATGTCAGTATTTTACGAATGGAACATTTTTTGGGAAACTTGGTACGACTGAAAAGTAATAATAAATAAAAAATAAAAACTAAAAATTAAAAATGGGAAAAATAATTGGAATTGACTTAGGTACAACAAACTCTTGTGTGGCCGTTATGGAAGGGAATGAACCGGTAGTTATTACAAATAACGAAGGTAAACGAACAACGCCATCTGTAATCGGATTCATTAAAGATGGTGAAAGAAAGATTGGGGATCCGGCTAAACGACAAGCGGTAACCAATCCTGAAAAAACCGTACATTCAATTAAACGATTTATGGGAACAAGTTTTACTGAATCTAAAAATGAGGTAAAGAAAGTTCCTTATAAAGTTGTAAAAGGAGATGGTGGATCACCAAGAGTGGATATTGATAAACGACAGTATTCTCCGCAGGAACTTTCCGCAATGGTTTTACAAAAAATGAAACAAACTGCTGAGGATTATTTGGGTGAGACGGTTACTGAGGCGGTTATTACGGTACCAGCGTATTTTAATGATGCTCAACGACAGGCAACCAAAGAAGCGGGTGAGATTGCGGGTTTGGAAGTAAAACGTATCATTAATGAGCCAACAGCGGCGGCATTAGCATATGGTTTAGATAAAATGTCTAAAGATATGGTAGTGGTTGTGTTTGACTGTGGTGGTGGTACACACGATGTTTCTATTCTTGAATTAGGTGATGGTGTATTTGAAGTATTGTCTACTGATGGTGATACTCACTTAGGTGGTGATGACTTTGATCAGGTTATTATTGAATGGTTAGCAAATGAATTCAAAGATGAGAATGGAATTGATGTGACCAAGGATCCGATGGCGTTACAACGTTTACGAGAAGCGGCAGAAAAGGCAAAAGTTGAATTATCTTCAACCTCATCAACGGAAATTAATTTACCGTATTTGATGCCGGTAGATGGGATGCCAAAACACTTGGTTAGAACTTTATCAAAATCTAAATTTGAACAACTGGCAGATTCATTAATCAAACGAACTATTGAACCTTGTAAGACAGCGTTGAAAAATGCTAAGATGGATGTGTCTGATGTTGATGAAATTATCTTGGTTGGAGGTACAACAAGAATTCCGGCAATTCAAGAAGCGGTTAAACAATTCTTTGGTAAGGAACCATCTAAAGGTGTTAATCCTGATGAGGTAGTTGCTTTAGGTGCGGCGATCCAAGGTGGTGTACTTGCTGGTGATGTTAAAGATGTCTTATTATTAGATGTGACTCCATTATCTTTAGGTATTGAAACTATGGGTGGAGTTATGACTAAATTGATTGATGCTAACACCACGATCCCAACTAAAAAATCTCAGGTGTTCTCAACGGCAGTAGATAATCAACCAACAGTTGAGATCCACGTACTTCAGGGAGAACGAGCAATGGCAAAAGATAATAAAACCATTGGTAAGTTCAATTTAGATGGTGTTCCACCAGCGATGAGAGGTGTTCCACAAATTGAGGTTACGTTTGATATTGATGCGAATGGTATTATCAATGTTTCTGCAATGGATAAAGGTACAAACAAACAACAAACAATTCGTATCGAAGCGTCCTCAGGTTTATCAAAAGAAGAGATTGAGAAAATGAAACAAGAAGCTGAGTTAAATGCCGAACAGGATAAAAAACTCAGAGAAGATGCTGAAGTTCTAAACACGGCTGATGGTACAATCTTCCAAACTGAGAAGTCAATCAAAGATTTGGAAGATAAATTAACTGAAGAACAAAAGAGTGAACTTGATGGATTACTTGGAACGTTAAAAGAATCTTACGCAAAAAAAGACATTGAGAAGATTAATCAAGATATTGAAAATCTTAATAGTCAGTTCCACCATATTAGTCAATCATTGTACGAACAAACTACAACTGAAGAAGGTAATGATGCTCCGTCTGACGTTGAATTTGAAGAAGTACTTTAAAAAAGTTATCGGGGCCTCAAAAATAAATTGGGGTCCCGCTTGACTTAACGGTATTTATAACTTATACTTTCATACAAAAAATATTTATTATGACAATTAAGCAAGCTCTGAAACAAAAAAATAAACTGATCAAACAGATTGGTGAGAACACAAAGTTGATGCAAGAATACAACTCAATAGAGGTTGGAAATGAAAGACCATATAGTTCAATTATACTATTGGCTAAAATCTCTGAAGACACAAAAGAGTTGGCTAATTTGAAATCAAAAATCCATATTGCCAACACACCGGTATTGGAAGACATCTTTTTGATGTCAGAGTTGAAATCCATTGCTCAATCACTTAAAAAAATGGATTGTACCGAAGGTAAATCAAATCGTGATCGTTACCGATTAGAAAGTGAGAGTGTTAAAACCTCAGAAATCTCTTTGGTTAGACGAAATGAAACAATTAAAGAGTTGGAAACTCGTATTGAAGAAATCCAAGATCGTTTGGATGTATTCAACGCAACCACTCAAATCTAATATAGTTTGTGGATAGGGTCAAAATGATATGTGTTCTATACATGGAGGCTGCATAGTCGGATAATTGATAGTGATAACGTAATGGTCCCAAACTCATTATTCAAATACTCAAAAGTCATTTGATTAAAATTTAAAACTCTTGTCTACATAATTTTAATTCTTGAAACAAACTATACGAAACCCTCACAGAAATGTGGGGGTTTTTTTGACTATATGATTTTTATTTATTATTATTACATAAATGAACTCAAACAAGAAAATATTAATTAAAAAGTTTCTTTCCTTACACTATAGTAATTTAGAGTATAGTCCTAAACGAATGCTGTATTATAAGGAAGGTAAAGTTTATTTTGAGTATCAACCAAAAGACGAAATAATATTTTTGAATTTTAAGTTAATGGTTGAACCAATGATAAGAACACTTAGAATTGATGATAAAGATCCTGTCATACTAACAGAAGTTTATAAAGTGATGGAAGAATGGTTTGAGGAGAAGTTTAATATAATAGGTGCAATAACATAAAGTATGAAAGTATTATTTTTAGATCATGATGGTGTAATTTGTCTCTCCAATAATTGGGGTGGACGAACAAAGAAATGGGCGAAATATCGTTCTGAAAATCCTGAATCCTCCTCAAATCTAAAAGAGGGTCCGGTGTCTGTACGATTTGATGACTTTGATCAAAAGGCAATTAAGATCCTTAATGAGATTGTTGAAGAGACAGGATGTGAAATTGTGGTAAGTTCAGATTGGAAGCTACACGCAACTCTTGAAGAACTTGGTGAATATTATGAATTACATGGGATAAGTAAAAAACCAATTGCGTTAACACCAAATATACAAGATTGTAAAGTTCATGGTAATTTATTTATATGGTCACCAAGATGGGATTTAGAACAAACACGAACTATTGAAATCAGACAATATCTTCAGGATCATCCTGAGGTTACACATTGGGTTTCTGTTGATGATTTAAATATGGGTAAAATTGGTGAGGATTGGAAAGATGTATGGGCGATAGATAATTTTGTTTTAACGCCAAGATCAAATGAGGGAATAAAACAGAGCGGAGTTAAAGAAAAAATATTAAAGTTTTTGAAAAATGACTAAAAATATAGAAGAAGAAATGAATGAGTATCTTGAGTCCATTGGAGGACTTGAGAGTGGGTTTTTTACGGATAGACCACCAATTACTGATAGTGGTTTTTTTAGTGTTGGTTTGGGTTGGTACCCAATCATTAAAGATCTAATAGAAGATCTCATTAAACTTGGATGGAATAAACAATTGTGTCAGGTTAAAGAAAAATTTGGTGGATTACGGTTTTACATTAATGAGGGATCGGATGAAATACATAAAAGAATCCGACTTGCTGAAGATCAAAGTTATGAAATCTGTGAGATCTGCGGTGAAAAAGGGGAGTTAAGAACAAATATAGGTTGGTATAGTACATTATGTGAAAATCATTACAATGAAAAATATAAATCAAATATTCAAAAATAATAGACACCTGATGGATGAACCTGAAGTTATGGAGTTAATAGAGTATTGTAGAGAATTAGAAGGAGACGTTATGGAAGTGGAGATCAATAGACAATACGATAAAGAAGAAATCCTACATAACGTGGTTAAAGAAATCTATAGTAGTTGTCGGCAACTAATCAAAGATGAGGAAGATTCTGTTAGATTTGGTGAAACTCCGAGAGTTGATTTTGAAAAATCTATCACTAACCTTAAAGAGTATATTGAGGACATAAATAGAACATACAAGTTTGGGTTATGAAAAAGATAAGATTAAGTGAAAATTGTTTTGGTCCTGATGTTGAAATTGATGATGAGTCATTATTTATACATGAGTATGATAATAGAAATCCTGAGATGATTAGTGATTTACAAGATCAATTAATTGATAAATTAAAATCATTAAAAAACAATTTGGGAATGAGTGATTGGACTGAAATTACAATGATGGTTATTAATAGTGGTGATGAGTTTGAATATGATGTGGATAACTCAAAAGAATACGAACCTTGCGATCAGTGTGGTAATTGGAACCATAATCACATATATATAAAAAAAGATAAAAATGATGAATAAGATTATTATAATGGAAAAGGAACCGTACTTGGTTTCAGATGAAGAGATCCAATTAGGAGATGTTGCAATTGTAACGGTGGGCAATCAATACCCTTCAAGAGTTGTTTGTGAAAACGAAACGGTACTATCCTTAATAAAAGATCCAAAATTAACTCTAACTAAGAGTTATAAGTTGGTTGGTGAACCTGATAAAGTAAAATTACCTGAAGCCAGAATCAATACCATAATTGAGAATGGTGGTATATGTGATGTTATAATTGATGGTGCGGAACTTAAATTTACTACGGTATGATGTTAATAGAAGGTATATTACATTTGGTTGGGATTGGTTTTTTACTTATTGTTATGCCAATATGTTGGATTATAAAAAACTATAAAAATAAAAAATATGGTCATAGAAATTAATAATTTTTTATCGTACGAAGAATGTGATAATTTAATAAGTTTAGCCTCAGATATTTTTGATGAAGTTGGAGTTCTTGGTGAGAGTATTGAAGGGTATAGAGTTGCAAAAGGGGCTTGGTTAGATGAAGAACATGGGGATGTTGTTATAAAATATAGAGACCTTATTTCTGAGACGACCAAACTACCAAAAATTAATATGGAAAGTATTCATGTTGTTAAATATAGTGTTGGTGAAGAATATAAAGATCATCATGATTTTTTTCATCCTGGTGAAGAATACTATGAGGATGAGGTAAATAGAGGTGGACAAAGATTAAAAACGGCTTTGGTTTACTTAAATGATGATTTTGAAGGTGGAGAAACAAATTTCCCAAATTTAAATATTAAAGTTGATCCTAAAAAAGGTAAACTTGTATTGTGGGACAACATTAAAGATGATGGTTCTTTAGATTACGATAGCCTTCATGCTGGATTACCCGTAAAAAGTGGTTACAAGTATATTGCGGTAATTTGGATTAGAGAGAATGAATTTTATTAAAAATTTGTTTTATTTAAAAAATAATTACTATATTTGTCTAATAATATAATTTTATGGACCCAATCAAAGCAAATTTATTAAGTCAAACTTTGGAAATGACATACACCCAAGAGGCGGATTGTTGTACAACTGAGGAACAATATTTAACGATCAAAACTGATAATGGAGGTGGTGGTGATTTTTATGTTATTGAAACCAAAAGATGGGCTTTTGATACTGTTGAAGAGATCATTGAATTATTAAATCAATTTAAAGAAAAACACCTTAAAATAAAAGAAGAAAATCTATGAAAAAGTTAATATTAATTACTTTAGTTGGGATAGTATTGTTTTCTTGTAAGAGAAAAGAATATAAATATGAAATTCACGGGAAAGTTTATATCCCAACCTCAGGGTTGAACCCAATGCATGATGCAATATGGTATACGGATACAATTAGTTTTGATGGTGACACATTATATTATTTTAATAGTGATGGGTCTGAAGTAAGAATTTATCCACCGTATATTTTAAAAGATAATTCAAAATGAAGATAGGAATAACTTGCTCCTGTTTTGATTTATTTCATGCGGGACACGTAAAGATGTTGGAGGAAGCTAAAACTCAATGTGATTATTTAATTATTGCGTTACAAACAGATCCAACAATTGATAGACCAGAAAAAAACAAACCAATACAATCGGTCGTTGAAAGATACATTCAACTTAAAGGTTGTAAATTCGTTGATGAGATCATACCATACGAAACTGAAAAAGATTTAGAAGATCTTTTTAACACATTAAAATTAGATGTTAGAATTATTGGTGAGGACTATAAGGGTAAAGATTTCACCGCAAAACAAATATGTTTAGATAGGAGTATTGTGTTATACTACAATGAAAGAAAACACAATTTCTCAAGTACAGAACTTAAAAAAAGAATAAACAATGGCAAAAATTGATGAA